GACTTAGATGAAATAATGGATGGGTTGTTAGATTGACTAATTGTAATTGCGATTTATGCGTAGGCGGCGAAGCGGCCTTTGGCTACCTTGAGAAGAAACTATGCCCTAAAGGTAAAGCGGCGGCGAAGCGTAAGTTCAAAGTTTACCCAAGCGCGTATGCGAACGGGTATGCTGTGCAGGTCTGTCGAGGCAAAATAGGCGCAGGTAAGAAAAAGGGGAAGAAAAAATGAAACTCAAAAAAGACAAATGCTGTTGTGGTGGAACAAAGAAAACACCCTGCGTTTGCATGGTTCAAGGGAATCAATGTTCTGCTAAATCTCCTAAATGTCCATGCTACGCTTTGATGGATAAACAAAAAACTACTTTGAAAAAGATGGTGCGCGTGGTATGACAGTTGAGAAAAACTTGAACCGATGGTTCAAGGAGAAGTGGGTGGATGTATCGCGCACAGGTAAGGATGGCAAGCATCCTCCGTGTGGGCGTAGCAAAGCCAAGAAGTCTTCTAAGGGGTATCCAAAGTGCCGCCCCTCCGTCAAAGTCACAAGTAAGACTCCAAAGACCAGCGGCTCTATGTCGTCGGGTCAAAAACGCGCGGCTACAAAAAGAAAGCGCAGTAAGAAACAAGGTGTGGGTGGTAAGCCTACGGTGGTTAAGATGAACTACGAATACATAATGCACGAACCAATAACAGCAGAAGAATTAGCAATGATGAATGATGAAGACATCGCGAAAAGCGTGTCATTTTGTGATTGCTGTTCACCGTTTGAAATAGCAACAACTATTCTCAAAGCAAAAAGGAAAAGCAAACCGTTTCATGGTTACAATCCAAACAAGCACAGTAAGAAAGGTGGCTTGAACGCGAAGGGTCGAGCCGCCGCTAAACGCAAAACAGGTGCAAATCTCAAACCTCCTGTCACCAAAAAACCAAGTTCACTCAAGCCCGGTAGTAAGTCGGCCAAGCGTAGAAAGTCTTTTTGCGCGCGGATGGGTGGAATGAAAGGTGCAACGAGTAAGGGTGGTAAGTTAACTCCTAAAGGCGCGTCTTTGAAGAGGTGGAATTGTTAATGGGAAAGTCTGTTGTGTATGACACTTGTTGCTACACAGCAGATAAGTTATATCCTTTTGGATTTTGTAAAAAGTGTTGGGTTAAAAATGGTAGTCCGCAAATAATGGCTTGGAATAAGAGAAAGGTGAACCGCGTTGAAAATTGATTTGTCCGACGAAACAGCATTCATAGATGCTATTTTGAAAAATACAATTCAAGGAGCGTCTTTTGGTGATGCACCTAAACCTATCCAACAAGGACAGGGAACAGCGAACGCAAACCCAACACCACCTAAACCAAACGAGATTGAAGAAGAAGAAGAGAAGAAAGAGATGGCTCAACAAGTTGCTCAACAACTCAAGCGTTCCCGACCTAACGGTGACTGGTTTAACAGCATGTTTGGTCGCAACGCAGGTGACTTAGTGAAAGACTTACGATTAGCGCGTCGTGTTAACAAAAGTATGCGTGATGCTATCGACGAAGCCATCGACGCTATACGCATCGCAAAGAAACAAGAAGTTGAAGCAACTTTACAATCAATAGAGTGGATTGGTAAGCATGATGCAACAGTTCGCAATTTAGGCATTAGCGACCGCGACCTCCAAGCATTGCGCAAACATGGTATATCTCGCGAGTATGCATTAAGAAGAGCGTGTGTTCAATGGGAAAAAGCCAACGATACCATCAGCAAATTGCTTCTCATCGAAGGTGAGTTTGACGACAATCAGCGACAACTATGGGTTGATGCTCAACAAGTCAAAAAGAATGCGAAGAAAGAGTGGAGGAACTCACTTCATTCTATTGACAACATCAAAAAGACCGATGCAATTTTCCTCGCGAAAGCCGCGAGTATCCTTGAAGAGCGCGGCCCTCTTTCAAGTAAAGAAGTCTTCAACAGTATGCAAGCAACAACTCATTTAACAACTCAAAAATTATCCTCTTTGTTCAAGATGCATGGTGTCGAATATGACATAGAGAAAATTGGTGCTGGGTGGGGTCTTGTCCGCGACAACAGTGTGATTTTCAAAGATGTGTGGGCTTACGCCGCTGGGTTCCTCGACGCTGACGGATACATCACTATAACCAAGCGTCTTGAACCAAGAGCGGGATTTATTGCGACAGGTGAAAGAGGTAAGTTACACTGCGAACAGTTGCACAAAGCACTTGGCTGTGGCGTTCTCCAAACTGATTTGAAGATTCATAAAAACAGCAGACGAACACAACACCGACTACAATTTTACAGTGAAAATGATTTGCGTAAATTGATGAAAGGTATTACTCGACATCTCCGCATGAAGAAAGGACAGGCTGGTGCAGTCGTTGAACTACTCGATATGCGCGGTCGTAAAACTGACATCATCAAATCACGCCGCGATGAACTTTACCGCATTGTTAAATGGCTCAATTGGAAAGATGTTCCCGACAAGCGAGAAGAACTCTTGAAGGAGTGGAACATTGATGAGGTGGGAGTTCGTGCCATGTTTAGTCGGGACGGTGAAACCCTTCGTCTTCTTGACGATGCGAACCGACTTGTGGAGATGATGTAATGGCAGAAGAAAAAGGCTTAGTAGGGCGTTTCTTATCAAGATTAACGAAGCCATTCAGTAGGCGAACAACACCCGAACCAATGATGCCGTTGTGGAAGACGGGTATTCAAGAACCCGTTCTCGTTCAAGGTGTATCAATACCGGCACTTTACGCAACAGTTCAAGAATCAATCATCCTCCGAACAACCATCAACACATTATGCCAAGAGATTTTTCGTCGCGGGTATTATTGGGAAAAGAAGTTTCACAAGAAATGCACTAACTGTAATGAAGAATATCAACACGATACTGTTGAAGAATGTCGAATATGCGGGAATGATGACTTCGATAGCCCCGACGCTGACCAAATCATTTACCCGCGTTGGCTAATGAAAGAGCGCAACAGCATGGACCAATCATTCATTGAAGTGATGAAAGAGATTGAATGGGATTTAGATATTGTTGATGATGCTTTCTTATTACTCATCAAAGAATATTTCCTCGACCCAAAGACGGGTGAAATTGAGTTTTTCCGCGTCAAAGAATTGGTTCGCGGTGACCCAACCTTCATGCGTATTGTTGCGGATAAAGCAGGTAAGCGCGGAGGGCGATACCTCCTGTGTCCAATACATCGAGATAAAACATATCCTCACAACGGCGACCATAGCGAATGTGATGTGGATGGGTGTGGGTTACCTCTCCAAGATGTTCACTACATTAACACAGCAGGTAGTGGTAAGACGCAGTATTACATTGAAGGAGAAGTATTGCACACATCAAAGTTCAACCCATCGAAGTTGTATGGTCGCTCACCTGTCGCCAGTATGTGGCGACAAGCACAATCACTCACGGCAATGGACAATTACATTTACCTCGCATATCAAAAGAGAAGAATACCACGCGGTGTTCTCGCAATCACTACTGATAACATTCAATCAACAGCGGCTTTTTGGAAAGGAGCAGAAGAAAAAATGGAGCGCGACCCTCACTACATTCCGAAAGTTGGTGTTGAATCAGCATCGGGGCGCGGTAAGGTCGAGTTTGTTCGTTTCATGGATAGCCTTGATGAGATGCAATATGCACAAGTTCGCGATGAAATCCGAATGCGTATAGCGGCTTTCTATGGCGTATCCAATGTGTTCATGATGGATAGCGGTAAGTCCGGTGGATTGAACAACGAAGGAATGCAAATCCTTGTCACGAATCGCGCGGTTGAGTCGGGACAGAAGTTGTATTCACGCGAGTTGTTTCCGAGAATGCTTGACCAAATGGGTGTTGAAGACTGGACTTTGACTCTTTATCCGAATGAAGAAGAGGATGAAATCACAAGACTACGACGCGATGAACAAGAAGTCAACATCGCACAGCGTATGCAACAACTTGGTTTCCAGCCCGAATTGACAGAAGACGGTGGTAGTGATATACGATTCACTTACACAAAACCCGAACCTCAACCTCAAGACCCTAATGCCGCAGGTGGCGGAATGCCACCGGGCGGAATGCCACCGGGTGGAATGCCACCGGGTGGTGGTATGCCTCCACCTATGCCGCCGGGGGGCGGCGGGATACCTCCACAGGGTGGGGGCGCGATGATGCCGCCGGGGGCAGGGGCTTCTCCACCGGCTGGGGGAGCGTCCCTACCACCGGGAGGCGGTCAAATTATGATGATGGAGAAAGGCGGCGCAGTTGGTCTTGGTGAAGGCACTGGACAACGCGACAATGGGCCAGCACCTATCAGTTCGGAAACTCACCAATCGGGTGCGCCATCATCAAAGAAAAATCAACGCGGAAAAGACAAGACTCCTTTAGAGCAAGCACTCGATAGTATTCAAGCCGCGCAAGACCCTACGAGTAAGAACAAAGAAAGCGGGTTTTAGCGATACATTCAAGAGCGGCGCGGGCATGGCTTACGGCATGAGCAACCTTCTCAATAAGATGGACCCGATGGTGCGCAAACTTGAATCAGCAATGTCCGAGTTCAAAATTGCACTCGCAAACAACGACCTTGTATCAGCCGAGCAGTTCTTACGCAGTATCAACGCAACCGCAGATTACCTCGCTGATGATGTCACCGCGATTTACAAATCACAGACAGGTCAAAACGACCGCATCCTCGGTGTCAATGACCGATTCGCAGGTGGCGCACCTGTCATGCAATTCAATAGCACTCAAGGTGTTATCGCGAAAAGCGACCGGCCTATGGGTTACATTGGCCCGGATAGAATCGGTGGACATTTCAAGAAACAAGGACAGGTGTGAGCGTGTCCGACGACACAGATGCCGTGGTGTTGATGAAAGCCCTCATCACCAAAATGGAGTCTATGGATGCTGAACTTAGTAACATGCGTAAAAGTATGAATACACCGGAACTGTTTCTCAAGCGTGCTGGATTTGTTCGCGCTAAAACACCCGTCAACGAAGATGTGTGGGGCGACCCACTACGCGGTGACCGAGATGATGTTATCAACAAAGCCGCCAATGCAATTGATGAAGCGGGAATGAGTATGCCTTCTTCAAATGAAGAATGGCATGATATGGATTGGAGCGATATTCACGCAATGGCTGACACAGCCGCGCAAGTCGAAGGAAGGAGGATTGATTCATGAAGCCAATGAAAGTTGAAGCAGGTAAGTTTGCACCCGATGTTGATGAACTGATTGCGAAAGCAGAAGAATTGATTGAGAAAGTTGACAAAGAAACCAAAGACTTCGGAACAGAAAGTGCCGACCTCTTCGCAAATGTCACAGGCAGTGAGCCAGTCCGCACAGGGTATTATGACACTAACCAACGACGAATTACCGTCGAGGATGTAAAGCGCACAGACCCTAAGAAAGAAGAGATTAAGTTGGACTCTATGCAACATTCATCACACGATAATGCTTTAGAAGCACATGAGAATAAAGCGGGTGACAAATCCGACAAAAATCCTCAAGGAGCATACAACCTCACCGATTATTCTTGAGGTGGTGAAGTGTGCGCGAAGATGCATTGCAATATCACCAACGCGTAGTTAGTGAGTTTACTCATGCTTTAATCAACAAACACGATGCACGCGATGAAGCAGTCAATGTTCTGCTAAGTGCAAACAACTTGGAGAATCAAGGATATACGCAAATCCTCTTTAAGAAAAACGCTCAAAAATATATTGATGAATTACAACCCGAACTTCAAGTTAGGAATCCTTCAAGTCGAGGTATGGAGCGCATTTTCTCCGGTGGTTCGACAATCCATGAACCCGCACCGTCGCGCCATCATAAGGCAAGACCTTTGTTTCATAGCGATGATTGGACTAAAGCAATGATGACTGGCGATGAAAAATCAATTGATGCAATGGTGAGATTGGCTATTGGTCGCCGTTTTGAAGATACTATACCAAACATCGCTGAACGCGGAGATGACATTGTTGGTCAACACTCCAAGTTCAAAACACTCAACCTTCACCCTCCGCGCAAAGGTGAAGTCGCTTATGGTGAAAAACCACTGTGGCAACAACTCAACAGATACCTTTACGGTAACAAAGGTAAGAATGCTGAAAAACTCAACAAGGCGATGATAAAAACAGCAGAAGGTTTGCACCCTGTCCTTAAACAACAACACATGTTTGGTAATTGGAGAGGTAACAATGTCACTATGATGACAATTTATGACCGCGGTAAAAAAGACTTCATCGAGGCTTTTGGTGAACGCTACGGTAAAGGTAACCCCTTACTTGCTCATTCTATGTTGGATGAACATTTTATGCGCGTCAAAAATTGGGAAAACGAAGGCGTTCCTCGCGAAGAGATATTCGATTTATTATTCGATGACGACGGTATGCCAATCACCGAAGGAGATGGTGACAACTCTCCAATCCAACAACTGCGCGAATTGGCAGACGGATACAACAACACAAGAAGAAAACCAGTCAAAGAGCAAAGAAACTTTGGTCGCGTTGGTGATGATGTTCACCGTCTTGGTATCTCTATGCTTCCCTATGATGACATTTACAAAATCAAAAAGTGGATGCTGGAAACAGGTGGTGGTGTTCAAGAGGACGGTTCAATAGATGATTCGGTCATCAATAACATTCTCGGACCCGGTGCGCGAGGTTACATGGCTAACCACGCTTATCTCATGGATAACATGTTGAATACTCTTTACGCGGGTGGCTCAAACAGAAACGGTATGAACCATGTTTTACCAAATCGCTTCACAGAAAAAGCCGCACGCGAAGCAAAGAAAAACATTGACGAGAAGCACCAAGATGTGAGAGAAAAGTTGGAAGAAAACAAATGGGGCGCGCTTGATGATGATACCCTGCAACGCTCTTTAGAAGGCGTTAACTTTAATGAAATGGTTAAACGATACACGGATAAACACGGTGATTGTGATGTCATACCCGACGATGACAACCCTCAATATCCACACATAGACGAGAATCAACATGGCACTTTCATTTACATGACATCGGATTTACCCAACATGAAAGACTTAGTGAACCATCAATTGTTTGAAAAAGACGAACTCAAAGACATCATTGAACAAAGTTTAATTCAATACGGAACAAAGGAATACAGTGACTTGATGCGACAAACATTGCAAGGATACACTCACACTCATAGCACAGACGACGAAGAGTTTGATATGACGAAAGAACCAACCGTTCACAGCGACAGAAGCCCACTTGGTATTGTGATGCGGGGGGTTGGTAACAGGAGAGGGAACGCGGATGGAGAAAGTGCTGACTTCGGTGTGCATTATCAAGAGTCTATGCCTAATATGCTTTACACGCCCTTACAAGAAAGAAGGTTCATGCTTCCGACGCGAGCCGAGAGAGAAGGTGGTGGGTCGCGCCCAGCAGTTGAGCAAAAGAATGTATTCGACCCAGCAAAAGAAAACGAAGAAGGTCAACTAAGAGTTGATTTACAAAGAGCATTGCGCGGCAACGAAGACGAAGAAAAATACTTGGCTGACTTTGATAACGGGAAAGTAGTTGAACTCCCTATGCCGCGTAAAGAAACAACCGCTCAAGATGTAACAGAAGGTATAGTTAATCCTTACGCGGCAGAAAATAACCCCGACTCTTTAGGAAGCCCTCAAGAGCAATTAGAAGACTACACAGAAGGTATGCCTTCACCCATGACTCCCGCGACAAGAGGCTTGAACTCATGGATGATGGCACACGGTAACTATCTCGGTGTTAACATGAAAGACCATGTTGGGTTCACTGCTCTCGATGGATTACCTGTTCAAAGCACAGAAACCGCACTTCATACCCCAATGCTGACTACGCGCAAATCGAGAATCAACGCACAAAGTAAAGGTAAGAGAAGAATGTTTGATAGGATGCAGATAAAGGGTGGTAAAGGCGATTTCGGCATCACCAAAGACAACCACTCTCAAGAAGACAAGATGATGATAGACGCGGGGTTACTCGGTCTGCACAATCCGTTGACTCAACACGATGATGCCGCTTTGGAGTTCTTTAACAAACTCATGGATGGTGAAATTGATAACCCATTACAGGCTATCAAAGACGGTTCGCATCACAAGGACATCATAGGCTATGGTGGCAGAACGGGTCGAGATATGATGAGGGAGATTACCGAAGGTGTTGAAGAACCAACTCAATTCGCGATATATCACAAAGAAGATTTAGACAATTACAACATGCTCAACTTCAATGACACATACAAATTACCCGACGCGCAAGTGCAAAACATTCGTTCGCGAGGCAGACTGCTACAAGAACTGAAAGGTCTTGACCAAGAATACATTCAAGCAAAACAAGCAGGTGATAATACCGCTATGGGTAATCGTCATGAGGAACTTGAAAAAATGCTCAAAAACTACAAAGATGACAAAGGTAAAGTTGTTGCTTATCGTCAACATGGTGACGAAGAAAACCCTGCGTTGTCGGCTCTTGTCATAGCACCAACCCCTTCTTATCTCGCTTCGCAACATCAAACGATGTTAGGGAGTGCATTACAAATCGCTCGAAAAAACAACGACGAAGGCAGTCAAGAGATGATTGAGAAAAGAATGATGGAGATTCGCCGCGCCGCTCCACCTCTCGACGGTGGTGAAGTGAAGTTGAAGCATTCCGGTCAACGAATATCCAACCACCTTGATACTTTGCGCGGTGTTGAAAAAATATACAAAGCACTGCAACCCGCGATAGAAAAATTATACCCCGATGTTTATACCAAAGAGAACAACGAAGCACACGCGGCTACTGCTTACACAATAAAACTCGCGGAACAAATACTGTATATGGAACCGGATGAAAAGAGAAGATTGTTTAGCGGTAAAAACAACCTTCATTTGGGTGGTAAGAAAGCATCATTTGACTTATCAGCCGACGAAGTTGAAGCATTAGCCGACATCAAAGTCAAGCGCGATACACACCAAGACTCTTCTTATCAAGCCAGTAAAATGAAAGACAGTATATTCGGCGGTGTTCAACCAAGTGGACATAAGGTGATGTCACACCTCGCCAAAGACTCAAACGATATTGACGAAGAAGAAATAAAAATGTTTGACTCGATAATAAGTAGCGTGAAGAAAGCCGCGGGACAACAACAGATAAGTTTCAATGAAGCATTCAAAGCGAGATATCACCCAGTATCGAAAGACGGTCGCGCTATACGAGGTGAAGAAAAAAGTGAAGTATATGACATCATCAACATTCCTAAGAGGGGTGGGAATAATTTTGTTTTCAATGATGGTGGCTTATTTCATGGTCAAGACATGACAAGAAGTGGTGGAGAAAGCATTCTTGATAAAAAAGGCAATCCTATCAACATGAACAAAGAGCGCGAACTCATACTAAAGTTGCTTCATAACACGGTGAAGCAAACAAGAGAAGGGAGCGATGTTGGATTAGATACAAAGAAACTGCAAAGTTTCAAAGGTAATTTAGCGAAAAAAGCAAAACGCTTAATGGATTTCAACAAACCATCAAGTCTGCAAAACATTGCTTCTTTGCTTGATGGGGTTACATCAACACAGATATTTGACAAGTCATCATCAACAGAAGAGTCAACTGCGATAGGCGGAACTCATTTCAACAACGCTCCTGTTGTGCCGATTCACACAAGCGCGGAAAAGAAGTTTAACTACGGCTTCGGAACACCTACACCATTTGTTGTAAGACCGGGCGCGATGGCTGATGGTGAAATGTATTTTGAAGACAAAGACAATCATGTGTATAATTCTCCCCCACCGCAACAGATGGTATTTTTACACAACATGATGAGGCGCGTCAACCCTGCACTCAAACCCCTCGACCCATCAACCGCTACAACTCACATGGCTGGGTATCAACACTCCGATAACGAACCAAACCCAAATACGCGTGTAGGTCAAGCCATCAATCAAACAATGGCTATGCAACCGGACATGCCATTGACACCGGGAGTAATCCAATCCACAGACCCTTCACTCTTTGCTCACTCTTCACATCTTCTTGATGTCGCGCTTGATGACACACTCATCATCAAAGACGATGGAAAACCACAACCAGTCAAGTTCATGCATCGCATCTTTGATTTAGAAGACTTGAAGCATTTGCGCGGATTTGTTGGTGATTGGGTCATCAGCCTCTATCCTCAAGGTGAACATATCATCGCGACAAAGAAAGGTAAAAAGATGACTGCTTACGGTGCTGATGGTGAAATCAAGTTGGATAATGTATTCAACGAAGAAGTCAACAAGGTGTATGAGAAGGACTTTGTAGTTCACGCTATACTTCATGACGGAATAATGACTGTGATTGATTTGTTGAAAACAGCAGACGAAGACACACACAATATGCCAACGAAAGACCGTATTCGTCATCTTCGCGCTCAATACGAATCAAGTGAACACATTAAAATGCCCGAACCAATTAACACTAAGCGTAGTGATGATGAAGGGTTATCCGTTGCGGTTGATGGATTACAAAACGAAAATAATATGGATATTCTTTTGCGCGATGCCAACGCTACATACATGAAAGGTGAACCTCGTCACCCTAAATGGGTGCTGTTGAGTAAAGAAAAAATGGTTGATGTCATCATACTTTCACGCGCTGGTAAAAACTACACTATCGGTGTTGGACCACTGATGAACCCCGAACACTACGGTAAGCGCGCACAACAAGTTGGTAAAGAACACTACATGAATGTAGGTAGCGCAAAAGGGCCGCGTGGATTCAATGTTGGTGACTTTGCTACTGCTCGTTGCACAGGTGTAAGTGCGTCTAAAGGTGAACATCCAGTGTATCGCATTCGTTCAGCCAAGTTAACTGACGCTGAACCGCTCGCCGCGAACAGTGTTGAGACACTTGCGATATTAGCAGGTGACCATCACATTCCTCAACAAGTCAATATGAAGAAAGGAAAAATCACAATCATGTTCCCCGCGTTTGATGATGAGGTCATTTGCAAAACGCATAAAGAAGAAGAGTTTTGGTATGTTGAACCTCAATCTTCTATATGGGGTAATGAGTATCTCGTCAAGTTAGCCAACGACCAAGAAGCGTATTGGGAGGCTAAGGCTATTTGGTTACTAAAGAGAGAAGAGTCCGATGAACCCGAATATGATGAAGTAAACCCCGAACCACCAGCAGGTCATATTAAGAAACCAAAGAAGATTCTTGAAGAAGAAGAAGAGGTCATGAAGCGTGGACTTGAATTGATGGAGCGCGGTTTGGAACATCTCTCTAAAGAAAAAATTACCAGCACAGGTGTTCAAGGACTTGGTATAGGGTATGCCAGTCTTGACCACTCACCACGCGGCCCTACCGAAAACATCCGCGATGATACCATGCCCGACTTCGACCCTCAAGCGCGAAGGAATGACGAACTAAAACCAGCAACCGAGAAGAAAACCAAGACACTGCGGACGAGTCAAGGAGAAACTGCTCGTCTTGAAGACGATGGTGTCATCGCGGTCGAGAAGAGTTCCTTTGATATAGCATGAGTTAGAGTTGGGTTGCAATGGCGATTCTCGCGGCTCCAAGTGTTTCATCCAATCCCCTTGTTCTCAAGGGCTTGGGCGATGACCTTATTGTTGCTGGATATGCGTCCGTTGAAATGGTTGACAAGCAGGGTGACTTAATCACACGCTCGGCTCTCAAAGATGCTTTTGGTGGCTTCATGAAAGCAGAAGGTTTCCGCAATGTTCAACTCGCACACTCTAACATACAAGTAGGAACAGTTATTCCTTCTTACACTGATTCAAGTGGTCGTCTTTGGAAGTCCGAAGTTGACGACACAGGAATGTTCGTAGTCATTCAACTACGCGGGGACATCGAAAAAGCCCGCGAAGTTGCATCCGAAATCCGTAAGGGCAACCTGCGGTCTTTCTCAATCGGCGGTCAAGCCTTTGAGAGAGTCAACAAGAGCGACCAAACACGCGGAGATTACCGCGAGATTCGTCGCATGGAACTCCATGAAGTAACGATTTGCGAAAAGGGTATCAATCCCGAAGCGCAGTTTCGTATCCTCAAGGAAGACACAGGAAATGATACAATGACCGACCCAATGAATGAACTGCAAAGCGTTCTCGAACGACTGTCTAAGAAACTTGACGATAAAGACAAGGAAGAAGACAAGAAACTCGATGATAAGAAAGACAAAGAATCCAAAGAGAAAGGCATCGAAGACATGCTCGACGCGAAACCTAAAAAGAAGGAAAGCAAAAATCCTTTCGGTGACGACGATGAAGATGAAGATGAAGATGACGAACCTTTGGAAGAAATGGCATACGGAGAAGATGATATGACGAACAAAGCAGATGATATGATTACGACCGACTACTTGACTTGGTTAGAGTCAACCGTGAAGAGCGCAGGGTTCGACCCGAACGCCGCTCGCGACCACTTTAACAAAGGCTACGGACCGGGTGAATCCGGCTACGACCACCGCGGACAAGGTTCTCTTGAAGGTGCTGGCGAAGACGATTCCGGTAAGCGACCTAAGATGGACATGGGAGCCGCACCAAGCGGAAACAAAAATGTCATCAAGGGTGATTACCTCAACGCTTCTAATGTTTCATCAAGTGAAGTTGAAGCCGCTTATGAAGTATTCAAAGCCGCGGCACAAGAACAAAAGTTCAAGTCCGAACTTAACAATCAATTCACAAACAGGTTCTTGAAAGAAGAGAAGCGCGATGCAGATTCAGTTGCAAAGGCTAACTTTGATTCTCGCGGACCAATGGTTGAACTACAAAAAGCAGTCATCGCCCTTAACCAGCGAATCGACAATGTTGCTACAACCTCAACCACTATTGCAAAGTCCGCTGGACAAGCAACAGTTACCATTCCCGAAACCGCCGAATTAGCAGATATGTCGTGGGACGATGTTCACCGACTTGCTGGTAAAGCGTTGACAGGAGGCGATTATTGATGGCAAGAAACTATGTAAGAACAGTGCAAGACATGGAGCGATACTACTACGGTGGCGCATCCTCAACCGGATACACCTACGGAGCGGGTGACATTCTCAAGGCAGACGCGCCTTTGATGTCCTCCACCGCGGGAACTTATCAAGCAATTTATGGACGAAAAGTATGGTCACAGTTGAACCAAGAGTTCAACGCCTTCTCTATCCTACCTAAGAAGCCGTGGGAAAGAAGCGGATGGCGTATCCTCACTGGTCGCGCTGACTTCAACAAGGGTGGCGGAATTGCAGAAAACGGAACTCTACCGGACACAAGCCGACCCGACTTCCTCCATGTTGCCGCAAAGCCAAAGACTGTCGCGCACACTTTCGACCTATCGGAAGTTAGCATGTTCTTGTCCGACAAGGACGACGGACTGGGCGATGTTCGCCAAGTTCTAAAGGAAGAGATGGGTAAGCACCACGCTGAACATATCAACCGAATGATGCTTGAAGATGTTGACACACCTGCTGGCAACGACTTTGAATCTCTTGACCGTCTTACATCCGACCCGGATAAGATGACCACAGGAACAAACCACATCAGTGCAACCACCGACCACGATATTTACTCTATCACCCGCGACGGAACAGCAGACTTCCACAGCGCGGAAGTCGATGTTTCCGCTGATTCAACCACCAACCGCAACCTATCCCTCAATCAACTTGATGGATTGTTCCAACAACTTTGGACTCGCGGTGGTAACCCGAAGGTTATGCTCACTGGATACGACACTTTGATGCGCGTTCAGCAACTCCTACAATCCCAACAGCGATTCATGGACAGCAAGCGCGTGACTCCAACCTACAACGGTGTAAAGGGTGTTCCCGGTCTTGAGGCTGGTTTCATCGTCGCAACCTACAACGGTGTGCCAATGATTCCAACAAAGGATATGCCACAAGATGGAGCAGGTTCTCTATCTCGTATGTATTATCTCGACACGGATTACTTGTGGTTCCAAACTGCAATCCCGACACAATACTATGAATCCGGTATCGAAACCGGCGACCCATTCGCGATTAACCGTCTTGGACAAGAAGGACTCTATCGAACAATGGGCGAGATGTGGTGTTCTTTCTTTGGTGCAAGCGGCTCTATCCGCGACTTACAATGAGGTGATTGAAAATGGTAGCAACAACAACAACAACAGAAAAAGGATTAAGCATTAAAGTAGCCGACAGCGATTTTACGCTGGTGGATATTCTTGCAGATATTGACTTGAGAACAGGGACACCTGTTGACGAAACATCTTGGTTAGGTGCATCCTATCCGGGCGACGCTTCGTTGACTTCATCCTTTGGGCCTCAACAAACAGACCGAGCAAACAACGGTGGACTACGGATGGTTTCTTTCACGGTGAATGTCGTTCAAGCGGCAACCGTTGAACCTCTATTGTTCTCGGCTGGTGCTTCAAAGATTCTCGGAATTGTCGGTTACGCTTCGGCAACAGCCGCGAAAGATGTGACAATCACAATGACCAACACAGGTTTGACAGGTGCAGACGCAACAGTCGCGCCTCTCGCAACAGGTGGAGCATTGCCTTGTCTTATCTTGGATTCCGAAGTAGCAAACCAAGTAGTGCAGGTTACTGTGCTACTACTCGGTGCTTGAGGTGATTCTTTCTGCCTACAATAACCTACAAAGGTCCGCGCAAAACAGGCGCAAACATGGGCCGCTTGGGTTGGTGGGTTTGGGGCGAATCGCGGAGTGTCACAGCCTCTTGGCTTGATGATAACCGCGCGGCAGTTGATGGGCCGGAGTTTTTGATTGAAGGACATTCTTTCACGACTACGACATTGAGTGACGACTCAACCCCCGATATGACTTGGACAAAGGGCGATATTATGTCTTGGATGGACGATAAGAGTATTCAATACTCTTCTCTAAACACCAAAGTAAAATTGCTCGGTAAGATTGAAGCACACCTCAATCCTTCCGAAGAGTCTATAACCGAGGCGGAAGAAGCAGAAACAACAGGAGATGAACAATAATGGCATTTACTTTTACAACCGACAGCAGACCTCACAGCATTGGCGACTTAGTGTTTCTTAACGGAACATTTAACGCGGCAGGTGTTGATGTGGGCGCAATTGACTTATCAGCACACATTAGTGAGATTCTAAGCGCGACAGTCAATGGTGACACAGAAGACAATACAGGTGGCGGCGTAGACGGAGCATTCGCTCTTCTCACATCCGCTACAACCTTGACTATTGATTGCGTAAGCGCGAACACTGGTAAGTGGTCTGTAATAGGTAGCCGTTGAGGTGATTCACCTTGCCTTCTGTCACTGTGCATGAGTTCACGCCTAATCAAGCGTGTGAAACAGTCAATACTGTCGCAGGTGGCATCGCTAAGGTGTTAAACGACACTCCCGACATGATAGCAATAACTGCTTACGCGTGTCAAGGAAATATCTATGTGGTAGCCGTCCGACCATGACGGTGATACTATGGACTTACGCGAACTACAACGACTCGAAAAACAAGGCTGGAAAAAGGCCGAAGAGTCGATGACCAAGACCGATGAACGCGACAAATTGAAAGGTGTTGTTAAGCGTCAAAACATGAAGACGCGCAACATCCGAGATATTGTCAACATTGGTGCTGGCACTCGCTGTAAGTTCTGTGGCATGTTACACTTCTGTTATCTTGAACGATGCGGAGCGTGTAAGAAGCCAATGGACTACAATCTCGCTAAAACCGAAGAGGTGATTTGATGAACCCTATGGAACAAGCATGGACATTACTCAAAGAGTTGACTGCGGAACAAGAGCAAAGGTTGGAAGAGTTGACTCAATCCGGTGATGGATATATGGCAGACCAGTTGCGTCAAGCATACGAAGCAGGGAACGCGGCTGAAGAACAAGCGCGTGACAGCAAACCTATGATGACACCTAAGATTCAAGAACAGTATGTTGACCCACTCGCGGCTATTCAAGAACGAAAAGATTCAGCGTCGGCTGTGCGAAGGGCAAAGAAAGAAGGACGCGCAAACTCTTCAAATTACAAAGCGATGCTTGAAGCACATGAGGCTAAATACGGTAAGATGAAGAGGCGATGATGTATGCCAACAGTCTTTCAAACAGGTGAGCGCGAAGGACGACCTTTGTTCCCCGATAGGCTTTACTACACATCCGCACAGAAAGTAGCAGACATTCTGCAAATCCCTTTACCCGACCCTGTTTTTTTAGCCAGCGATGACGGTTCGACTCATGTTGACATATCTCCCGCAGATTTTCGATTGGTTGGATTTGAAGTAGGCGACAAAATTGATATTACCAGCGATGCTGAAATGGGCGAAGAGCGAACGGTTACAGCCGTTGCTCGCGCTTCCGGCAATGTTCGACTATCGTTTAGTGGTAGTTTAACAGGAACATACACAACCGCGCAAAACGCAGAAGTGCAGAACCTACAATCATTCACAAACGGCAAGCGTAAAGGAGTTACACGCAAACAAGTTGAAACTCTTATTCTCCGAACACAAGACAAAATTGACAACCTTACAAACAACGCGTGGCGACCTATGTTGCAAACTGCGGAATACATCAACTTCGATACATACAAGCCTTACCGACGACGATACTACACAGATTATGTTGGTTCTGTTCCGTTAATGTTCCGAAACGCGCAACACATTCTTCGACTTGAAATATGGCAAGGTGCTGATTACCGTGAAATAGCCGCGGCTGAAATCCGATTGAAGATTGACGACTTTACTCAAATTACGGCTGACAGTGACAAAGTGTTCCTATGTCCCGGTGGAGGCGGTGTCGCCACACTCACAGCAGGTGACGGCTCATCGAAGTTCCGCGCACAATTTGACAATGTAAGCACAGCACAACAACTCGCAGACCTCATCAACATGGATGCGCGCAAAGCCAAGAGTGCAACAGCATTCAGCCCATCCTTTGTTTTTGAAGATGTCACCGAGGCTGATGGAACAATAACAGCCAATGTCCATCATGAGTTTATGGCTTCCGCAAACAGTGACTACGGCGGTGGTCAAATTAAAATTACTTCTATGCGCCGTGGTGATGCAGGGGAGAACGCTACCTATGCTTGCACATCATCCGGTGTCACATTCACAGGGGCAACTGACACAAGCAAAACAGTGTCTTCGTCTACAACCACTACTATTGTTCTTAACGATGTCACAGGGCTTGCACCATACGGTATCATTAACATTGGTGCAACATATGGGTATTACACCAGTATCACAGGAACTACACTTAACGGTGTCACTGACCTTGAAGGTGACATCAGCGCGGCGGCGACCAATGGCGCAACACTGCTTCAAAAGAAGTTCAAGATTGATTATGTCGGAACGACCACAGGGGACGAGGCTCGTCTTCGCGATTGGTGGGCTGACTACGATATGGGTATCATTTACTTCAACAACTCATATCCTTACTTCTCATGGAACGCGGTCAAAACATCCTATGTATATGGTGAGCGGTATGTCGAAAAAGCAATCGAAGACATTTGCACAAAGTTGGTCGCGATGGACTTGATTCTGTCCGATGACAGAAGCGTGCTACTACCCGAAGGAACACAGAATGTAGACTTGGGTAGCAAGTATCAACTATTCAAAGCGCAGGTGGCTGAAACACTACCGCGCTATACAGAAGTAATGACGGTGTTGTGATAGTATGAACCCAATGAATGAAGCATGGATATTATTGAAGCGATTTGTTGACACACCGTATAACCGAGTGGGTGCTGAATTGCAAGACGATGGTAGTTATGACGAACCCGGAACAAAAGCAAGAAAAGCGCAACAGCGCGCCGAACTTGAAGCCAAGATTGGTCCCCCTCCCGGCCCCGCCCCACCGCCCGGCTACCGCCCAACCTCATCTCATGAGCGACAGCAACAGCGAGAGAAAGCGGAGCGCGAAGCATTGCACGCGAAGATGAACACGCTGTTCCCACCCATGCCTCAACAACAACAACAACCCAGCGAACATCAACGACTTCAACAACAAATGAACACGCTGTCCCCACCCATGCCTCAACAACAACAACAACAACAAAGGTGATACTATGAAAGAAGTAATCAAGAAAGCCGTCGCGAAGGCTATGATGGAGCCTGTCAAGCAAGCGCGTGAGAACAGCGTGTTTAGCGACAGTGGGCGTGTTTTCCTTGATGCGTGCGCTCTTGACTATGGCGCGGCAGTTAGCGACGGAAAGTTGATTGACGCGAGTGGAAAAGTGATGGATGAGTCAAGCCCCGAATACAAAGCAATAGTCAACATGGCGAAGAAACAGGCTCGCGCACAATCAAACATAGGGAGTGACTTGATTGGCCCTTGAGTCTGTTGAACTTATCAAAGGTATTCTCACCGATGGGTGGAATCGCGGTAACACAGACCAGCGAACACCTATCGTTGAAGACATCACTACGGTTGAGGCTGGTCGCGGTAAGCGTCTTGACCTCACCAACAAAGACGCTATCCTTCTTTACGAAACTGTTCACAACGAAGAACAGCCCGAAGTATTCTATGATTTTGTCCATACGCGAATCAATGTAACAGTTGATGCGCGAACAATGAGTGGGAGAAAGCATCTTATGAAGATTGAAGATGAGGTTCGGCGTATCATCCACAGCAAAAGAAAGGGCGATGGAGTCAATTTTGACCGATTACTCTATAAGATGAGAACTGACCTTTCGGATAGAACGAAGAGGCTACATCGCATGACCTTCCAAGTCGAAATAGTGATATTCTCGGAACTCATCGCGTAGGACAAGGCGGAGCAGATAATATGGCATCAACAGTGTATAAAGGCGACCTATCCGAAGTGACATTCGGTAAAGAATGTGGATTAGCATTAGCCTTTGATGGCTTCGGTGGACTTCGTTTCGCGACAAATGCCGCTGGCACTTTAATCACTTTCACAGGAGGAACGGAAGGTTTCTTCTCATCCGGCTCACTTTTGCGATACCCTGCTGGTATGCTTGTTGGTTCTCAACTTCGCGTTATTGGTGGTGGTAACTTCACTCTTGATGACAACGCTACCAAAGGCCATGTTTATACAATCGTCGCGAACAGTGGTGACACAATTACAGTTTCACCACCAATGAAAGAACTAAGCACCACATCAGCATCCGGTGATGAATTACTCATTGACACAATGGGGACACCGACAATTGATGTAGGAAGCACTTTCAACGCGAGTGCTAAAGCATCCGATGAATCAGTCCTCACTAACCAATTTATCGGTCTTGCCGCAACTGTTGGACTACCGGAAACCAAAGTGGAAGTGCGACGCGCTCACATTGTAGGTGTAGGCCGCGATGTTGTTATCCAAGAACCTCAACGCTTCTCCAATGAAGGCGGTTCTCTTGAAACAATGATGAACAGCGCGCGCTGGTTGTATTACGCACTTGGTCGCGAAGTTATTGACGAACCTGCGGCAGTCATCTCCGGTGACCCAACTGCAACATCATTCTTGGACATCGCCGCTGGCGACACTTATGTTGGCTACACAGGCACACTCTCTAACCTCTCCGCTGGTGAATACATCATCATCAAGGACAGCACAGCCACAGCATTCCCGAAAGACACACCTGCCGCCGCATCAAAAGAATGGGGTGCTGATGGTCTTGGTATAGATATGGAGAACACAGAACGAAACGAGATTCGTCAAGTTCTTTATGTTGACACAACAACTCGTCGCTTGCATCTTGAAGACCCTGTTGGATTCAGTCATACAACAGGATACACACTCAAGCGCGTAGCCTATGATACAGGTTCAAGTAACGGTTCACCGGATTTCGTCACCACCGCCGCCAACTACGGAACAATCACCAACCGCCAATCACGACTTCTGTTCTCCGGTGCAACCTTGCCAACCTTTTCAATCGAATCCAGCATACGAACACACAATGTTGGTTCATACAACGGCAACGCAACTGACGCTCTCGCTAACGAAGCCGCGCCCGGTTCCGCTAACGACAGCAAGCAACTTACGCGCGTTTGGAAAGGATGCAAAGTCAAGGACTTCTCTATCGCGGCAGACGCAGACGCAGAAGTAAAACTATCAATCAACTTCGATGCACTTTACTGCTACACTGACACAGGCCGTCTTGAAGATACCACACCTGCTAACAAAGGTGATAGATTCACAGCACATCGAATGTTTGAGAATACTGCTAACAGCGTTGTTAACCGCAAGAAGGCTGGTATCGCACCAAACACGGAGAAGCCATTCTTCTTTTACAACGGTGTTATCAGTTCATTTGGAATCAACATCGCGCAAGTCACCAACTTCTCATTAAGTGGTAACAACAACGCCGAAGCAATTTACACTATTCGCGGCAACAGCCAAGCAGAATCGCGAAACTCCGCTGGTCAATCTCTTGAGCAAATACCATTCGGTGGCTCACGCAATGCCAATCTTATGATTGAGAAGGCTATGGAATATGAGTTGAGTATGAGCGTCATTGCATCCGACCCGTTGATTTGGCATGAGTTCCGAACCAACAGAACACACGCGTTCACTGAACCTATCACACTCACATTGACGAAGGCTGGTCCGGGTACTGACCGCGAAGAGGTTATCATTGTCGTTGACGATTACATTATCACGGAAGCACCGCTTCCTATCCCCGAAGACAAGGGTGTTATCAAGAGCGAGTTGAAGATTATGCCGAAGCATGTTCGCGTAATCTCACACGACGCGTTCTTACATATGTGAGGTGAATGAAATGAATCCGTTTGAAATAAGTTGGAATATGATAAAAGGCGACGAAGATTGCGATGAATGTGGCAAAAAAGATTGCCGCTCAAAAAAATGCTGTGATAACTGCGGCAAAAGCAAGTGCGCTGAATGTATGGATAAAGGGTCGTGTGACTCATGAAAAGTATG